TGTTACCCGCTGCTGTATTGCCCATGCCGAAAGCGTTGTTAAATGATGTAGACATGCCAGCATTAGCGTTCATCATGTTTGAGAACTGTGCATCTTGGTTCTTGAATGACTCGTTTCGTAGTCTGTTCTCAATTCCAGCCCTTGTGTCAGCAGCGCGGTCCATGTAGCCCCGACCAGCTATAGCCTCTGCTACACCAGCTCTTGAGCTGTTAGTGTTACCAGAGGCTGATGCACCCATGCCTATTTTAGTCAGCGTGTCTTCTTCTAGCTGGCGTGTACTGTCACGCAGCGCACGATTAACCATAGGGTCAGCGTTTGCGTTCACATAGTTTTCTGCGACACCTGCGCGGTCTGCACTAGCTTGGTTGTAGAGGTCAGCATAGTTACCACCAAACCCACCTGTGGCGTTCATGATGTTACCAGCGTTACCGAAAGCATTGTTGCCGAAGTTATACATATTGTTGGCAGCGGTATTCTGCATGTTATTCATGCCAGCGTATGTAGGACCACCGTAGTAACCAGCAGCAAGAGCTGAGTCTAAACCAGCCTGACCACCTTCATACATGCCTTTGACGTAAGGTCGGGCATCGGTGTAGCCCTGCGCTTGAAGTGCTGATGCTCTATCTTGAGCTGCCGCCTGTTTTTTAGCAGCACTGTTAGCCATTACGCCGCCAATGACGGCTCCTGCTATCTGACCAAACATATCATATTCCTTTTCTCATGTTTTATACCGCTACCCATGCCGTACCGTTGTAGACATATAGACCGTCACCAGCCCCTGTTGGGTTCCACGGTGACACTGCGTACCTGACCATGCCTCTGATTGGGTTATCAGGTTCGTTATCGGTTACTTGGACGGCTGCTTGAGCCAGAGTGCCAATGGCTATTTCTATTCGTTGTAATTCATCTTGAAAGTATCGTCTGATGCCTTCTTCTATGACTGGGTACTGTGTACGCAGGTAAGTCTGAACGACAACATTGGTCTTGTCTGATATTGTCATCTACCTTCTCCCAGTTGGTGTAACCTCGATATCGAAGCCTGAGATTTCAAAGTCTTTGTTGTCTGGGATAGTGACCCTATACGACAAGTATCGACCTGCTGCCCTACTATCAATCTTATGGTCTGTTGAAATGTCAAAGACTTGAGACAACTGGTATGAAGGGGTGGCTCTTGGAATGTCTGACGCACCAAACTCAAAGATCATCGTGGTGTCTGCTGTGTTAATTGTGTCGGCCTGTGGGTAAATCCGTGTGCAGACTACATACTGAGATGCAGCCATCCCTGCTTCATCCAAGTCTATACCTGTGCGCTCTAGGTAAACTGGCTTCGTGGCTTCAGTATCAAGCTGGAAAGCAATCTGCCCTAAATCAGACAGGTCAATACCATATATCTTGTCACTGGTTATACCATCTGCTGTCAGTGTCTCGCCTACCATAATCGTGTGTTTGCTAAAACTATCTTGCTGTTGGTAGTAAGTACCACCTGTGAGAGCATAGGTTGTCGTACTGGTTGCGTATGTAGCCACTGAGTTGACTGATGCAACTGTGCCGCTGCTTACGTTTGGTAAGTCCATGAATGACCATGTATTACGTCTATAGTTATATACCGCTGCGCGGTTACATCTGTTAGCATTAGGAAATGCAACATACTGATCACCTGACTGATAGCAGAAGTAGATTTCGTTCAAGGTAGGATTATGCTGAACAAAACAAAGGTCAGCCGCTGAGTTGTTTAGCGAACTAAAGATAAAGTTCTTGGTGCGCTCATCGCAGATAGATTGCTTAGAGTTACCATCGTGTGTGTAGATGTCGAAGGGTCCGAATACAAAGTGTTTGCCTTCGATCTCGACAACACAGTTCTGGTTGATAACCCCAGCGTCAGTAAACAGTTTCCTAAAGTTATGGATAAAGGTGCCACCTACGAACTCCATAAGCCACACCTGATCACGGGCATAAATGATGAAGTTCGTGCCTAGTGTCTCACCATCGACAATCTCAGTCTCAACCTGCACAAGGTCGTTGAAACCTGCTGATTTCGTAGTATCTGTAGCGTCCCATGAATCTGGTACTGTATTGGCTTGAGTAAGGTTCGAGAAGCGTACTCTGGTCGGGAAGTTAGTAGAGCCTTCGGTCATGTTTAAGGCAATCAACTGATCCCCGTAAGACCTCAAAGACGCTGATCTCCATGTGCTATCCCAGTTAGGAAGGTCAGCAAAGTTTGATCCTGTGCTGTTGCGGTACACTGGTACTCTGTCTGGTCTGTTAATGTAGACCACATCAGCAAGTGAAGTTCCTGTGTAGGGGCGGGGGTCGGTTGATCCAGTGATGGAACCATTTACGTTTGATATACTGTTGTTAGCGTACTCTCTAATATCCCAAGCATCAGAAACGACAACAACAGTATCGAAGCCCACTGAAGGCACAATCCCATGGGCGAAGCGAGGGCTGAACCCAAGCGTGTCTTTAATGTTTCTAAAGATAGGCGCACGGCTTACTCTTCCTTCGTCAAAACGCACATTAAAAGCTGCGTTGAAAGCATTGATGGGGATGTTGTATGGTGAAACGTCAGTGATAACGCCTGTGTTCCCTAATTCACGGATCGGGAGAATAGCCATAGACGGTTCTCCTCTATGCTGGTTGTGGTACGGAACTGAGTGACGTTGGGTCGCCTTGGATTAGCGTTGAGCCTTTGTCGGCATAGCTAGGGCTGGTTACACGCCATTGATACCAACGATGGTTACTGTTCGGGTTGTTGGTTGCGACAGAAATAATGCCTGAGTTGTAGGCTGAACCTGTTTGCGTGATGCTTGTAATGGCCCCTGCACTATCGAAAACGATTCGGTAAGATTTGCTGCCACCGCCGGAACTATTGTAAGCACCATTCAACGAGAGAACTGTATCGTTCACGGCAGTCGCGCTAGTGCCGCCAAATAGCCTTATGTTTGTTGCTTGAGCATCTTCGTTCTGAGACATCGTGAAATTGATGTTCTGCCCTAGATAACCTGTCCCAGCCCGAAAGACTGGCGAGTAGACAGAAAAGCTGTTTGAGCCACTGAATGACTGTGGGGCGGCTGAACTGTTGGCACTAGAGACACCAAATGCGCTGTATCTGTGACCCGCTGAATAAGACATCTTAACACGGATATCACGGTTTGTGATGGCTTGTGAGCCATAGAAGTCTGAGAAAGCCAATGCGCCGGTTGTTGGTACGTTAGTGTTCGTAGAACCGACAACCCCTGCACCCCGATAGTATTCCGATAGGGCGTGGGGTGCTGTGCCACCAAACTCAGCTACAATATCGCCACTGAGCCTAATGAGGCCGGATGATGTTACTGGCATGACTAAACACCACTGTAGGCTGTAATGTCGTCCTCGACATCCAATGCACCAGCAGAGGTCATGCGTATCTTTGTGTCACCAGAATAATTAAACAGTAAGTTGTTTGAGCCATCAACCTCGATAGTCCAGTTACCGAAGGCAATGGACTGACCGTTGGTGTCGAGTTGACCACCTAGTTGTGGGGTGGTGTCGTTGACAACTTCTGTCGCTGAAGCCAGATTGGTCACACCAGTAAGAGCATTTAAGTTTGCTGCTGTCACTGTGCAGCCAGTTAGGATGTTGAGTTCCGCTGCGGTGGAAGTGACGCCATCGAGGATGTTCAGCTCTGCTGTGGTGGATGTGATTCCATCAAGTACGTTGATTTCACTTTGGTCAGACGTAATGGCACCAGTGATATTAGGGAAAGTCGCTTTGATAGTTGATTTCATCAAGCGCATGTGATCGTCTGCTTGGGCAAGCCCGTCCGTTGCTACTGGGTTGGTGGCGACAAGGGAGTTTATGTATGTGCCTGATTCCAAAGCCATCTTAGTTTCCTTATGTTTTCTGGGGTGAGCCTCTCATGCAAAAGGTCGGAACAACAACAACAACGCCGAGGGTTTAGCTCTCTTTTGAAATCACTGTTATTTTACGGTGTACGGGGGTCAGAATCTCGGGCAGGAGTCCCGAAGCTGACGCGGCAAGCTGCTAAGTGCTTGATCTACCTAGGTTTCTTGTGCTGCCCGATGTGGCATCGGGTGGATAGAACGACAACACAATCACCAACCATTAGGCATTTGTGATCATTGTCTGTGGTGGGCTAGTTTTAGTTGTTGAAGAAATCGGGATTAAAAACCACCAGGCTAATTAGAGGATAAGTTAGTCACTCTTAAGTAACTTAGGTCAATCCTAGATCACTCGTTGTCGTTAGTGCTAAGTAATAGAACCAATACAACTAAACTAAAGGCAACCCGATGCAGACCTAAGTCTCCTGACCTATTCACCCAAGTTGCCTGTGTGTGTGTCTAAGAGGTGGACACAAAACCTTTAGCAACCTAGATTGAAGCTGTAGTCCATCAGCAAGTACGACTTGAGGCGCATTTGCCCGTTGTGTCGGCTGCTGGTGGGCTACACCCTGCCTAGAAAGACCGCTGACAGGCTTTGGATGTATCAAGCTACGTTAGTAGTGCTGTTGGCAACATGCCACCACAGAGCAACCTACGGCGATTGAGGGCATGTGAAGCAGCGCGTACCCCTACCGAATCACCTTATTAACTGCCCGATGTATATTTGTGTCGCCATTTGTTATTTAGTGCTTGCAAGCCTTGGCATATTGTGATCTTGTCATAAGCAAGCAAGGTCTTTCTTGTGGCTGCACCCGATTTGTAATCGGGCGGTTGGGAGTTCGAGTCTCTCCGCCAGCACCATTCGCTAGAACCTTGTGACATCAGGTCGCACGGAGGTTCCAGCGATGACACAAGTAAAGCAAGTTATCACCGCATCAGGTGATGTAGTCTATCAGACAACTCTAGAGCAAGCAGCAGCATCAGGTGAGCTAATCAAGCGCAAACCCGATGCCAAGGCCGTTTGGGTGATCAATCACCGCAACCGCGCTACTAAGCATTGCAAAGCTGAGTATTCCCTTTCTAACAGTGACGATATGAACCGTGAGCTTTTCCTAAAGGCTGACGCGGTTGTTTATGTCGGCTTCACTTACTAGGGGGTCGGTATCATGAGTGCTTATTTAGTATCACCAGAACACATCACAAACCTAGCAGCGTGGGCGACACACCCCCAACGCAGGTCGTATTTCTACAACATCGCTAAGCAGCGTCCGATTGATGCCGACAACCGTATGTTGATCACACACATGCTTGCGGCAGCAAACCTTGCAAGCGTTGCGGCGCGTTACGGCTCTGACGATAGCATGTGTCAGGCTGGATATGTCGATGAATGTGTAGCCATCTCGACAACTAGCCAGAACCACAACCTATCACCCGCAGACATTTACAACATGTGTTGTTGCCTTGAATACCAAAGCTGTGAGGTTAGCGACTGGGCAACAACTGACGCCTTTTGGATCATTAAGGGCATCATGGCTGAAGCTGCGCGGATCATGGCTAAGTGCGGCACTAAGCCAGCGCGGGTTAATTGGTCTTATGACGATGACATGTGGAGCCAGATCGAGCGTACAGAGCGTGACCGCATTGACCAACAGCGCAAAGAATGGCTGACCCATAACGCCACAGCGCAAGGGGCAGCATCATGAAAACCCTACACAAACTAACGCTTGCGCTCGGCTCTATGTCGCTGGGCGCGGCAACCGCGATCTTTTATCTGGGTCTTGCCGGAGCCTTACCGATGGTGCTTGCGGTCGGCTGTGCGACTGCGGTCGGCGGCGGCGGCATTGGCCTGATCTTTTCACCACTTATTGATGACGAAAGGGGCGCATCATGAACAGCTATTTCATCACACAAAAGGGCGTTGACCTTATCGGCCTAGAGCTTTCAGAGCTTGCAGAAAACCACGGCCTAGATCACTTGGCCGATTGGTGTCCAAACGCCGTTGCAAATGAGATCGTTGGCACGGCTGACTTTGATCTTGAT